ATGGATCTGTCTTTGAATCAAGTGGACCGGGAGGACAGACAGATCCTTGAGAAGTTTTATATCCACCCTGGAAAGGGCAATGTAGACCGACTGTGTGAGGAGCTGTGCATTGAGAAGTCCGGCATCTACAAACGGAAGGACAAGGCACTACGCAGGCTGACGATCGCACTCTATGGAATCGTGGAAAGCTGAAATTGGAGAATTTCAGGAGACGATTTTTCCAAAAAGATGTGATATAATGGCATTGTGAAAAAAGCGAAAGACCTCGCCGAAGGGATCCGGTGGGGCCTTTTGCACAGTACGGAGGGGCATATGAGAAACCGACCGGATAGGGATGGAGCACACCGCCCGGCATTTGAGCGGAACAAGAAAAAGATCTATGCGACCCAACGGGTGTGTGGGATCTGTGGGAAGCTTGTGGACTTTGACAGAAAGTACCCTCATCCCCTGTCCCCTTGCATCGATCATATCGTCCCGATCGTAAAAGGGGGACACCCCAGCGACATTGAGAACTTACAGCTGGCACACTTCGCCTGCAACCGGCAGAAGGCTGACAAGTTATTGCGCAGTAAAAAGACAATGTCTGCTCAGGAGGAGGCAATCTCCAACCGGATCTTGCCTCATTCCTGCGACTGGACCGCCTACCGGGGAAAATAGGGGGGTGTACCCCCTCCCCGGGGCGGCTTCTGACCTTCAACGGGCGTACTGTGAATATTTCTCGCTGAGAAGTGAGTGGAATCGGAGGAGGCTCTATGGCTGAGTACAGGGGCAAGGACTATCTGAAAAACCGTCTGACGGTGAAGCAGAGCCGAGTGAATCTGCGGTACAAATACTACGAAATGAAGAACGGGGTGAAGGATTTCGGCTCCCTCATCCCTCCAAATATGAGGTGGCTGTCTGCTACCCTGGGCTGGTGTGCCAAGGCGGTGGACAGCTTGGCGGATCGTCTGGCCTTCCGGGAATTCCGGGAGGATAATTTTGATGTGAACAGCATCTTCCAGATGAACAACAGCGATATCCTCTTTGACAGTGCGGTCCTTTCGGCGCTGATCAGTGCTTGCTGCTTTATTTACATCTCTCCGGATGAGAAGGGCTTCCCTCGGCTGCAGGTCATTGACGGGGCCAATGCCACAGGCATTATGGATCCCATTACCGGTATGCTGACAGAGGGCTATGCAGTCATTGAACGGAACAAAGAGAACAAGCCCATATTTGAGGCGTACTTCGTCGGTGGCAGGACGGAGTATTACAGGGACAACCGACTGGATGGCGTTGTAGAAACCAATGCCCCCTATCCCCTTCTTGTGCCCATCGTACATAGACCGGATGCGGCTCGTCCCTTTGGCCATTCCCGGATCAGCCGTGCCTGCATGGATCTGATGCAGGGTGCCTTGCGAACGCTGAAACGCTCCGAGGTCAGTGCCGAATTCTACAGCTTCCCTCAGAAGTATGTCACAGGCCTGTCCAATGATGTGGAGCAAATGGACAAGTGGAAGGCTACCATGTCCAGCTTCATCTCCTTTACCAAGGACGAGGACGGAGAAACACCTAAGCTGGGACAGTTCACCCAGCAGAGCATGAGCCCCTACACAGAGCAGCTTCGCACCTTTGCGGCACTGTTTGCCGGGGAAACAGGCTTGACCTTGGATGATCTGGGCTTTGTGACGGACAACCCCTCCAGTGCGGAGGCCATCAAGGCAAGCCATGAGAATCTGAGGCTGGCAGCCAGGAAGGCGCAGAGGACCTTCGGCAGCGGGTTCTTGAATGTGGGATATCTTGCCGCCTGTGTCCGTGATGACTTCTCCTATCGCCGGGAACAGCTGTATTTGACCAAGCCTGTTTGGGAGCCGGTCTTTGAGCCGGATGCGGCTATGCTGTCCAGCATCGGTGACGGTGTAGGAAAGATCAATCAAGCGGTACCCGGATATTTCAGTAGCACAAACCTGCAGGATATGACCGGCATCCGGTCCGAGAAGTAAGGAGCCCAATATGGAAGATATGACTCCTCAGCTCATAGAGGATGTAACGGGAGAATTCCACCGGCTCTATGATAGCAGCGGCACCATTCAAGGTCTGCTGCAGAAGATCCGGCAGGGCACAGCAACCTATGCAGAGGCACAGGAATATTCCTTGGAGGTCTCCCGATTGATCGGACGGGCCTATGAGAAGCACATTTCTTCTGCGACACTGCCGGATGGGAGAATGTATTACAATATTGCCTCCCGTTTGATCCCCTCCACCTTGGACGAAAACTACAAGCTTGTATCCGACTATGCCGCAAAGGCCCAGCGGATCCTCAACCAAAAGGCCGGGATCGGCTTGAAGGCGCAGACTGCTCCGAAAAACGAGGACCGTGTAAACGGTATTGTAAATGCAGTGTCCAATGCAGAATGGTATGACGATGTCGCCGGTTGGCTTCTCACAGCAATGGAAAATTTCAGCCAGAACATTGTGGATCAGACGGTCAAGGCAAATGCCGACTTCCATGCCAAAGCGGGCCTATCCCCCAAGATCATCCGCAAAGCAGAACGAAAGTGCTGTAAGTGGTGCCGGGCATTGGCGGGAGAATTTGATTATTCCGATCTGCCGGATGATATCTACCGCCGCCATGACAACTGCCGCTGTACCGTGCTCTACGATCCTGCAGATGGGAGTAAAAAACTCCAGAATGTTCACACAAAGAAGTGGACAGATCCGGGGGATCGTGATAAAATAGAATTACGGAAGAACTACTCTCCTGCTAAAAGTAGCAGCGGAGATAGAATGTTTCATACGAAAGGCGATCCAATGGTTGAAGTTACCGGGCCGGGCGAACAATCGCACCCAAGCGAAATTGCAAGATTTCGCAGAGAGATTGCAGAATGTGGTGCAGAACTTATTGAGAAAGACTACGAGTCTCTTGGGTACTGTCCGGGCTTCCTTCCAGGTCAACCGGGACAAGTTCATGTGTCAAAAGGTGCGAGCTACAGTGCCTGGTTGCATGAAATGCAGCATATGCGTGATGATCGGGAAGCAGGTTGGACCGGTATGCGAATCATGCAGGACAAGGATGCTCGATATGAACGAGAACGCGTTGCATACGGTCTGGAGGTTGAATTGGCAAGAATGGCCGATCGTGAAGATATAGCAGAGAGACTTCTTGTAAATTTAGAGGAGGAAAGGAGGACAATCTATGGCTATTGATAGTGCTACCCGTAAAATGTTAAATGGAGATAAAAATGCAATCATTGATGGGTTTATTAGCTCCAGCATGGTTGATAATTTTAATGCAATTGTATGTGCGGTAAAATATCACCTGCGTGGGAAAGCAATAGAAGGCCAGTTGGTCCGGCTTAGCAGGGACGATACCTGCTTGTTTGGTCAGAACGCCGGATACAGAATATCTGATGTTGCCGTTGCTGCTCTGCATTTGCTCGGCATTTCGGAGTACGATGGTACCGAAGAGAATGTCCTCGCTTTGATTGATTCTAAGCTTAACTTTTACGAATAAAACCCTCGACTTGCAAATATATGAAGCACGATGCTGTAAAGGCACCGTGCTTTTTTATACCCAAAAATAAGGAGGTTGGATATGGGTGAGCCACGGAGAGGCCGCCAGACCCCAACGAGATCCGTTGTCCTGCCATATGATCAAACCTATGGGCAGGAGGCTATCGATCTATACAATTCCACAGGCCGTACAGCCCAGGAATGGCAGGAGATCCAAATGTATGACATTCTGGCGGTCAATGAGGAGGGCCTGTGGGTGCATACCAAGTACGGATATGCTGTGCCCCGGCGAAACGGCAAGAATGAGATCGTTGCCATGCGTGAGATCTACGGGCTGACACATGGGGAGAAGATCCTGCACACGGCACACCGCACCACAACCAGTGCATCCGCTTCCAAGAGACTGGCGGCACTGCTCAGTGCAGCGGGCTACACCGAGGTTGCACGGACAAAAAAGGACGAGATCTATGATAAGCATTATACCTACTCCAAACAAATGGGCTTGGAATGCATTACCATTCTGGGAGAGGGCGGTGGAAGCTGTAGCTTCCGAACCAGATCCTCCAAGGGCGGTCTGGGCGAAGGCTTTGACCTCCTTGTGATCGACGAGGCCCAGGAGTACCAGGATGCGGAGGAGAGTGCACTGAAATATGTGGTATCAGACAGCCGGAATCCCCAGACCATCTTTTGCGGAACACCGCCTACACCGGTCTCCTCCGGCACAGTCTTCCTCAAGCTCCGAAACGGTACCCTCCAGGGAGAAACGAAAAACGCAGGCTGGGCAGAATGGTCGGTAGATGAGCCTGTCGATCCCAACGATCGGGAGAAATGGTATGAAACAAACCCCTCTCTCGGTACGATCCTTACAGAGCGAAAGATTCTGGATGAGATTGGATCGGATCATGTGGACTTTAACATTCAGCGTTTGGGGCTTTGGCTTCGATATAATCAGAAATCCGCTATCAGCAGAGCAGAATGGGAAGAGCAGCAGTGCACGACTCTTCCCAAGTTTACCGGCAAGCTCTTCGTAGGCATCAAGTACGGTCACGAGGGAGACCATGTGGCAATGTCCGTTGCTGTCAAAACCACAGAGGGAAAGATCTTCGTAGAGGCCATAGACTGCAAATCCATGCGTGTAGGCAATGGCTGGATCCTGGATTTCCTGTCCAAGGCCGACATAGAGACGGTAGTAGCAGACGGTGCCAACGGGCAGCAGCTCCTTGCAGACGGCATGAAGAAGCTACACTTGAAGCAGCCTCTAATGCCTACAGTAAAGCAGGTAATCGTAGCAAATGCCGCCTTCGCCCAGGGACTGTATGACAAGCGGATCTGCCACATGGGACAGCCCTCCCTTGTGCAGGTAGTCAGCAATTGCGAGAAGCGGGCCATTGGTACCAACGGTGGCTTTGGCTACAAGGCCATTCTGGACGGGGCCAGGATCGAGCTCATGGACAGCATGATCCTTGCCTTCTGGAGCTGCAGCGAGCAAAAGGAAAAGCGGAAGCAAACGATCAGCTACTAACAGGGCAACCTGTAGTAAATAAAATACCGATACCACCGGGTAAGTGGGGAGGAAAATGTATGTCAGAATTTAAACCTATCACAACACAGGAGGAATTCGATGCCGCCATCCGAGACCGCCTCAAGCGGGAGCAGGAGTCTACTGCAAAGAAGTATGGGGACTACGATGACCTCAAGAAGAGGGTTGCAGACCAGGAATCCCAGATCAGCACCCTCACCAAGGAACGTGACGAACAGGCCAAGAAGTATGCCGGATATGATAAGACTCTGTCCGAGCTGCAGACCAAGGTCAAGGCACACGAGACCAACTCGGTAAAAATGCGAATTGCCCATGAGACCGGGATCCCCTTCGAACTGGCCTCCAAGCTCTCCGGTGAAACGGAAGAGGATATCCGTAAGGATGCAGAGACCATGTCTAAGTTCGTCGCCAAGAGTAAGTATGTCGCACCTCTGAAATCCGATGGGAATGCAGAGGAAGACGGAAACCGTGCAGCACTGAAAACCATGCTGCAGAATATGAAAGGAGCTAAGTAACTATGGAAAATGTATTAAGCAGAGGAGAACTGTTCAACCCCACTGTGGTTGCAGGTCTGTTCAAGAATGTTCGGGGCAAGTCCTCTCTCGCAACCCTCAGCGAGCAGATGCCCGTCGCCTTTAACGGCAACGAGATCTTCACCTTCTCTATGGACAATGAAGTGAATCTCCTGGGTGAGAACGAGCCGAAGACGGCCGGGCGAATCGCCGTTGCCCCTGTGAGGGTGGTGCCTGTGAAGATCGAGTACGGTGCTCGTGTATCCGATGAGTTCATGCATGCCTCCGAGGAGCGACAGCTGGATATTCTGGAGGCCTTTACGGATGGCTTTGCCAAGAAGGTGGCAAGGGGCCTGGATATCATGGCTATGCATGGCGTGAATCCCCGTACCGGCGCACTGTCTCAGCTGATCACACAGTACTTTGACAAGTCCACCAAGACCGTTTCCTACGCAGCAGCCTCCTGCGACGACAATGTAGAGGAGGCTATCGAGCTGCTGGGGGATCACGATGTTACCGGTATCTGCATGGCAAAGACCTTTGCCTCCGCTATGGGCAAGCTGAAGAATGGCCAGGGTGGAAAGCTGTACCCGGAGCTGTCCTGGGGAGGTCAGCCCAATGCGGTCAACGGTGTGCCTGCCAGAGTCAACAGTACCGTTTCCTTCGGTACCTCCCAGGATATGGCCATCGTAGGCGACTTTGCCAACTACTTCAAGTGGGGCTACTCCAAGGAGATCCCTCTTGAGGTGATCCCCTACGGCGATCCCGACAACACCGGCAAGGATCTGAAGGGCCACAACCAGGTGTATCTCCGTTCCGAGGTGTACATCGGCTGGGGCATCCTCGACATTAACGCCTTTGCCCGTGTGACCAAGGAGGCGTAAGCCTATCTATGGGCCGGGCGAGGTGATAACATGGAGGATTTTGCAAATCTGCAGGATATGATCCTTCTGTGGCGGCATATGACCGCCGACGAAGAGGAAAGAGCCAAGGCTCTACTGCCTGTTGTTTCTGCCACCCTGCGTACCGAGGCCGCCAAGGTGGGAAAGAGCCTGGATGCCATGATAGCTGCAGACCCCCATATGGGGCAGGTGGTTAAATCCGTGACAGTGGACGTGGTAAGCCGTGCACTTATGACCTCCACAGACCAGGAGCCCATGACCCAAATGACCCAAAGTGCCGGTGGCTACAGTGCTACCGGCACTTTTCTGGTACCGGGGGGCGGCCTGTTTATTAAGAAAAACGAGCTGGCACGGCTGGGCCTTCGGCGGCAGAGGATGGGAGTGATCGACATCTATGGCAGCACTGATTAGAGGGATCTCTGTAATCCTCTACGAAAAGGTACAGACCGGGGAGGATGCTTTTTCTGCACCGGTTTACGAGGAGCGGTCTGTGGTGATAGACAATGTGTTGGTCAGCCCTGCAGGAACAGACGATCTCGTGGGAGAGGCACAGCTCCACGGAAAACGGGTGCAGTATGATTTATGCATTCCCAAGGGGGATACACATAACTGGGAAAATGCCAGGGTGGAATTCTTCGGCCATGTTTGGGAAACGGTAGGCTTTGTGCAGGAGTGGATCGAGGGCAATCTGCCACTGGACTGGAACCGTAAGGTCAAGGTGGAACGGTATGTCTAAGGTAACCATTGAGCTGAGCAGCCCCGGGATCATAGAGCTGTTAAAATCACAAGAGATTTCCGATATCTGCGAGAAAGAGGCTGAGCGGATGACCAAAGCGGCAGGAGTGGACTATGTACCCAATGTCCATGTTGGCAGGACAAGAGTAAATGCCTCAGCTCTTCAGGACAAAGGAGGAGAAACAAAGTGATCGAATTGATCGTCAAAGACTTTCTGCAGAGGAAGCTGCCGCAGAAGATATACATGGAGTACCCCGAAAAACCGCCTAAGCGGTTCTTCCTGCTCCGCAGATCGGGACAGGGACGGGAGGATATGTTGGAAACCTCTACCCTCTTCTTGGATGCCTATGGAGAGACACTTCTTGAGACCGCAAAGCTGAACGAAGCCGGGAAGGCCGCTATGGATGACCTGACAGAGCTTGACGAGGTAACCTCCTCCCAACGCAGCGGAGACTACCCTATTGAAGATGTTCAGAACAAAAGATACCGCTATCAAGCGGTGCAAACCATCACACATTACTGAAAGGAGCTTTGATATGCAAAACAAAGTAAGCGTAGGCAAGCCTAAGAAGGGCGGAGCCATCTTCCGTGCACCCTTGGGCACAGCTCTGCCTACAGATGCCAAATCAGCGTTAGATCAGGCATTTAAGAGCCTGGGCTATATCTCCGAAGACGGTGTAACCAACGCCAACAGCCCCACCAGCGAGAAGATCAAGGCCTGGGGTGGTGATACGGTAGCCAATGTGCAGACCGAAAAGCCGGATACCTTCAAGTTCACTCTCATCGAGGCACTGAATGTGGAGGTATTGAAGGCTGTATACGGGGACAACAATGTTACCGGCGATCTGCAGACGGGTATCACGATCACCGCAAACAGCGACGAGCAGACGGAATGTAGCTGGGTCATCGACATGATCCTCAAGGGCGGTGTGGCAAAGCGGATCGTGGTTCCCAAGGCTGCCGTAACCGAGGTTGCGGAGATCGCGTATCTGGACAACAAGCCCATTGGCTATGGTACCACCATTTCT